AGCAAGTGTTGTTGTACCTATTAATGCTCTTCCAGAAATATTTGCTCCAGCTGAAGTTGTCTCAAACTTCTTTGTACCATCATAGGAGAGTTCAACTTGAGCATTCTCTACTGCCTTCAACATATTTTCATTGGCAGCTTGATTATGAAGATTTATTTGAACAGCATTTAGATATAATCTACCTGTACCTGAATTTGTAATATTAGAATGAGATCCATCGTGGAAGATTTCTAAATCATCACCAGTACCAAATCTAACCTTCTCGTTATCATCTAAATCAATAGGTTTAGATATTTTAGCTTGAGTTACAGCAGCACTTGCTATTTTAGCTTCAGTAACTGTACCATCTCCTGGTGTAGGAATACTTACAGCTGCACCACATTGAATTATAAATGCACTTGATCCACTTGGTGGTGCTGTACAGAATCTAATAGTATCACTATCAGTTAAATAGAAACCTTCCTCACTGGCACTATAAGAACCTGTATTAGGTTTTTGGATAACACCATTTAAACTAACAATAAGTTGATTGATATTAGTTACACTAGCTGCACTACCACTATTAGTGGTCTCCTTAAGGTCAAAACTTGTATCACTTCCATCCCATGTAGCTGCTGTAGTTGTACCAGCATCAACAGGAACTAAGAATTTAAAGTCTCCAGTAGATGTGATTTCTTGCCAAGCAGATGCTGTAGAATCATATACTTTCATCTTATTGGCATTAGTATCCCATATTAAATCACCATCATCGTTATTAGATGAAGGTTCTCCATTATGTACACGATATCTATTACCAAAGTCATCTATATCATTACTTAGGTTCTTTAAGTCAGCTTCTTTAAGAAGAGCTTTATGATAATTATATGTATTACTTGATCCTGTAGAAGTTACCATAAGACCAACGCCAGCAGCTAATGTAGTGCTTTGTAAGTCAGATGGGAAGTTATTTATAGTTACATTATCACTACCATTACCAGCTGTTCTAGCAGTAGTAGATACACCACTACCATTTACAACTACACCACCAGCATCTGAAATACTAATTACAACACCAGAAGCAGGTTGAGTAGATGGGAAATTATCTTCATCTGCTATAACTTCAAGTCCACCAATAGGTGCAATCTGTGCTGCAACATAATCTACAACAGCTCCTGAAGTAGGAATATGAGAATCACTGTCAGAGATAGTTGTTTGTTCACAACCTATCTTACCAATGGTTATAGCATCATTTGCTATTTTTGCTGTAGTTACGTTTGCATCGGTTATCTTAGCAGTAGTAATATTAGCGTCAGCAATCTTAGCTGTCGTTACATTAGCATCTATAATGTGATTTGTATCAACAGCATTATTAGCTATCTTAGCATTTGTTACTGCGTTTGCTGCAATGTTACCAGTAGCTACAGAATCGTCAGCCATCTTGGCTTGTGTTATAGTATCATTAACTATCTTAGCTGCTGTAATTGAATTATCAAGTAACTCATTTGATCCAACAGAATCGTCTGCCATCTTCGCTTGAGTTACAGCGTTAGCAGCTAATGCAGCTGTACCTACATTACCATCAGCAATCTTAGCTGCAGTAATAGCGTCAGTTGCTATTTTAGCTGTGGTAACATTTCCATCTGTAATCTTAGCTGTAGTTACATTGGCATCTGCAATTTTAGCAGTAGTAACTTGAGCGTCTGCTATATGTGCTGTATCAATACTACCGTCTGTATAGTGCTCTGAGTTGATAGCATCATCTGCTATCTTGGCACCTGTTATTGCATCTGCTGCTATCTTATCAGTTGTTACCTGTGAATTTCCAATATGACTTGTATCTATACTACCATCTACTAACTCAGAAGAATCAACAGAGTTAGCTGCTAACATCGTAGCTGTAACTGTACCTGTGTCTCCATCTGTTATAATCGTACCAGATCTATTAGGTAAGACAATATTATTTGTACCAGTAGGATCTTCAGCTGTGAGATTAGTATCGTTACCATCTGATGTATCACCTTCAAATTGAACAGCAGATCCTGGTCCAATATTAATAACACCTGTCATTGTACCACCAGTTTTAAACAGAACCTGTTCTTCATACTCCATAGCTCTTCTAAGGAGTTGGGTTTGGTTATTGTTTAAATCTTCTGATGTAATGGATGCACCTGGAGTATAAGTAGCTCTTGGTGTAGGAGCTCCCATATCTGTAACAGGTTTTATTACAATTGTACCACTAGTTAAATTAGGACCACCAATATGTATAGTTTTAGCTGATGTATCTACTGAATATTCTCTAGGGGAAAGGGCGGAATCATTTATTGTTGAAGCTGTATAAGTTAATGCTATGTTATCTAACTCTACTTTAACTTCTGTTGCTTTGAATACATCAAAACTCCCTGAGTAGCTAAATGTATTCGCAGTTCCCGTATTTTGGGAATGTGTTTTTGTTACTTTTGTATGTGCCATTTAGTTACTTCGGGAATCTTTCTATAGTTTTTTGGGGGAAACTTAATTCTAAGATCTCTGATCTGTTATCTCTAGTTCTTGTATCTTTACCGTCTTTCTTAGCTTTTAGTTCCTGTACTAAACCATATGCTTCATGAGTTGGATCATTTATCTTAGCCCATGCTTTAGATCTAGCTTGATTCATTACATTATCTATAAGAGTATTATGAGGATATGTATTAGGATCAAGATCCCAATTGGCTGGGTTTTTAGCATCGGCTTGCATGTTTGCCATAGACTTTTTGATGTCATCTCTACCTGCTAAGAAATTTAAAGCTTCTTCTACATTGTTGAATTTCTTAAATCCTACTGTTATTGGTACAGTACCTATAGCATTTTGGAAGTGTGCTCTTACATGAGCATTCTCAACAAATGAATAACCACCATAAGCAAAGGTTGTAGATTTAAGATCATAGTTACTATCTAGTAGAAGCCTTCTACCAGGACTATCATTTCTTATATCGATTTGAATTGGAGAAACAGCATTAAAAGATCTACCAACTATATTCCAATTATTAATTGGCTTACCATTTAATAAATCACTCTTTTCTGGTAAAGCACCTTCTCCAGCTAAACCTTCCATAAATTGGTTTCTATTTCTAATAGAAGACCACATATCAGAATTTAATTCTTTCATATGTGGGTTAACCCATTTACCAAATTCATTTCTCATACCTGCAAGAGGTAAACTATTATTTAATATATTTGCTGCTGCTTTATCAAATGCTCCAGGTTTCATTTGAGCTATCTGCATCATTTGATCTAAACCAGCCATATATGTTTTACCTGTTAAACCTCTACCTATAACAAATGCAGCAGCTTGTAAACGTTTTTCAGCCCACTCACTACCCATTAGTTCCATGTTATCACCTATATCAGCAATAGCAGAGAAAATAGTATTATAAGGTTCTAAAGTTCTATAATCAAATCCTACATCACCTATATACACATGATTAGGCTTCCAACCAGCATTAATCCACTGTTGTCTAAGTTGCCTATCAGCAGGACCATTACCTGTTAGCTGTCCTCCCATATACATACCTGCGAATGCTGTAACTGTAGCTGCACCTACTGCCTGTCTACCAGCAAATAGATTTCTAGCATTAGTTAAATCATCTGCATTTTCAATGCCATACTTAAATAGAGGAGAGAAATCATCTCCAGTATGCCTTAGTATATCTATAGATTCTTTATGTAATGCACCAAGTAAAGGTGTATTTTTATAGGTAAAGTTTAATCCATTTATACCTGTTCTAGCAAATAGATAGAAAGGTTTTAGTAATGGCTTATCTTTTAATAGAGTATCTAGTTCTTTAGACCAACCTGTTAATTCAGATGTTAGTGTTACTTCTTTGAATTGTTTATTTAACCAAGCATCTTGACCTAAATCTAAATTACCTTCAGCATCTAAAAGATTCTTCATATGAATATCTTCAGCTTGCTTCATAAGATCTGGAGAGAATTTTGTATGTCCTTCACCAGCAACTTCTAAAGCTTGTCTCATACCAATTTCTTTAGATCTAGCTCTAGCTAATAACCATTTAAATGTATCATCAACAGCAGCTAAGGCTCTTGGTGACCAACTTAGAAGTTTATTATTGTTTAGATTTCTAGCAATATTAGCTGTATAGAATGCTGCTTTATCACCTAAACTTCCATTGCGTTCTGTCCATTCACCAAATAAATGCCAATTCTCATCACCTCTTGTTAGAGGTTCAGAGTATCTAGTTCTAATATCAGCTATATCAGCATTAAATTTAGATTTTAAACTTTTTCTAAATACTTCTGTTGCTTCTGGTATCAATTCAAACATACCTTTTAACTTTGCTAGAGAAGCTTTTTGAGCAGCTATATCACCTGTAAAAGGTCTTCTTATTGTAGCACCAGCTGCTTCATTAATAGCATTTAGATAAGAGTTAGTAGTAGTACCAAGTAAAGCTCTTAGAGGTGTTTTAGGTCCACTAAGAATGCTATTAACCATAACACCTTGTAACTCTTTTACTAATACACCTGTCTTAACTTTACCTTTAAACTCACCACCTCTAATTTTTTGCCTCATCCAAGCATCAAAATCTTTCCAGTTATGTACATCATTAGATACTTTAAATACATCTAATATACCTTCAGCTAATTCATCAGAATCACTATCTTCTAATACTTGCATCATTAACCGTACACCATCCATATTTTCTTGTTGGAGTTGTACAGCTCTTTTATTTGCTAAAGCATCAATTTGTTTGACCATATCCTCAGTCAACTCACCACCAGTTTCTTTCATTCTCTTAGCAGCAAGATCCCAAGTAAATTGAGTCTTTTTAACTTGTGTTAATCCAGTAACTAAATTATCAGCAATTCTTCTCATTGGCCCACCAGTTGCAAATATATCAGCTTTACCTATCATTTCACCTGCACCATTAGCTGTATCTCTAAGGCTCTTTAAAAGACTTTGGTTGACAGCATCTTGTACTACTAAGTTTTTAGTAATAAATGCTTTTACATCATCTAATGCTTCTCCAGCTTTTATAGGAGTATCAGTAAATGCTTTACCCCAGAACTGTTCTGGAGATAAACTAGCTGCATCTCTACCTAAAATCTGTTGTACTCTTTTAAGTGTATTTCTACCATATTGACCTAAAGTACGTTGTAATGGATTTAGTTCATCTAATTGAGTTTTTAATCTTGGATCATTCCAGTATTCATTAACTTTATTATTGAACCAAGGTTCAGGTATACCACTCTTACTAAACTGTGCTTCTTCAAGTGGCTTTAATAAACCATCTACACTACCACCTTCCCATAATACTGCACCATCGATCTCATCTAATTGATTATTAATATCTAATGTATTACCTCTAATCTTAGCTATACTTTGACCTGATTGATTAGGACCATTTTTAAAATCACCATAAGTAGTATTTATACTCGAATCAGACCAGGGATCTTTTACCCAAGGGCTAGATGGACCTTCTTCTGCTAAACGTTGTTGAGACATACCAGCTTCAGCTTTATCTGCTAGCTGTTGTTTCTTTGCATCTAAGAAGTATTTTGGATTTCTAAGTTTAGTAGTTTTATGCCTTGACCAAGGGAATCTACTTGTATCAAAATTCTGTAAATATTTATTAGCAAATCTAGCAGCTTCTGGAATACCATGTCTTAGTACATTACCCATTCCAAATAGAGCTACTTGAGTTGCACCATCATATACAACTTCATCACCAACATGAGCTATTTGCCTACCGAATGGAGTTTCAATAAATTGAGAAGTCTGCATACCAAACATTCTATGTTCTGGATGAGCTTCAGCGAATTTCCTTAGTATCTGACTTTCTTCATACATATTACCCATGCCTTTTTCTGAAAGGTCACGGAATAAAGATAAAGGAACTGTCTCTGCAAGGACTCCAGCCATTGCTGTAGTACCCATACCTCCTGTAAGAACTGTAGTAGTCAGAGCAGGTACACCATAATATGTCATTTCATACATCATCTTATCACTCCAAACTCTATTGTTTGGATGATTTACTGCGTATCCAAGTGACATTTCATTATCATGGTTATATATCCAATCATCTATTTTAGCATCATGTGTAGCAAAGGTATCACCATCCCACCAAGTTCTTATATCATTAGGATCATGTTCACCCTGTTCTTTTTGTACTTGATAAGCTGCTATTAGTTTTTCAGGTGCTTGAAGTATAGTATTTCCTAAATCAAATAAAGAACCAAGTTGACTCTGCCTTGTACTTTCTCCAATCTCTTTCATTAAAGCATCTGGACCTAACGCTTGTAAACGTCTAGTACCAGTGAATCTAGCCATGTTTGTATCAAGATGACCGATACCATCCCATACTATACCATCAGCTAACATTTGTCTGAAGAAACCTTTACCTCGTCTAACCCAAGATTTATTCTCTAATCCATTTATCCATTTTTCTGTTAAAGCTATTTCTTGTTCAGGAGTTAATCCGTCACCTCCATTGGCTCTACTCATATCATGCCAATCAGAAATCGTAAATTGACCATCTTGATTTCTATCGTATCTCTGAAGTAATTCAGGGTCATTACGGATAGCATTGATAGTATTTAATTGATTTTCTAAATTAGCATCTCCACCATTATCTTTATAATCTTTCCAAAGCTTATGTTCTTTCTCTATATAACTCCAGTTTAGATTTTGTGTTCTAACTATACCTTCAGGTAAAAGTTTACCATTTCTATCTTTAATCAATTCAGTAGGAATGTATCCTCCTGATGCCATACCTGCACCAATAGCCTGTCTAATACCTTCATTATAATGCTCAGGATTACCCCAATCAAAAGCTTCGGGTTCTTCTGAAACTACTTCAGGATCTATAGCAGGTTCTACATCAGGTTGTTCTATTCCTAATTGTTCAGTAACTTGATCTGTAACTTGATTAGCAATCTCAGTTACTGGATCACCTTGTTCTGTACCAGCTTGTTGTTGCTGTTGTTGAGCTTGATTCTCTTCTTCTATTTGGGCAGGAGTTCTCCAATCTTCTTCTGGATATGCATTTTGAATCTCTTCAACATGTTCATCATATCCTTCTACTTCTGTAGTAGTATCTGTATTGGAAGTATTTGGATCGAAATTCAATGTATCCACTAGTTAACTCTCCTATCATGTACATATTTAATAGGCCATGTCAAAGGATCTAAAGGATCTTTTTGTTCACCAGTTGGTACAGGTCTTCTAGGAGGAAGTGGATACCATGGATCGGTTGGGTCTGGCATACGTGGTATTGGCGTTCTTGTATCAGTGATAGTAATCCAAGGAGCTAACCACTCGGGTGCATCAAATATAGATGTCCCATCATTTCTATGACAATCTATTATACAATTTTGTAAATATTGATTATTATATCTATTTGGATAATTCATTGCTGCTGCCATACGTTTAGTAGGAATTTTCATTCCAGTAGGATCTGGTAAATCATTACCATCTTCATCTGTTCCTGCAGCAAATTGTACAGCAACTGGTTTTTTACCACCATTTAAACCTTCATGTCCAGCAGCTTTCAGTTGAGCATCTACTATACCCCACCAGCCACCTTCTCTAGCATTTCTTCCACGTGCTAAACCTTGATAATAAGCTAAAGCACCTTCATCCATATATAATCCTCTTGGACCATGCTTCTCTAAATTATTTTTTATAGAAGTTATTTGACGATGACCATAATCACCACCAATAATAGTATTTGTTACTACAGTAGGATCATTTAATATTTCGTCTTTAGCTAATTTAATTTGGCCAACTCTTATATGACCTGCTTTCATATCTTTTTCAATTGACTGACCAGTAATAACATACTTACTGCCTTCACCATTAGTTTTAATTTCAGTAAGTACTCCCATTGAATCTGGAATAGGTTCTTTTGTTTGTGGGTCTAATACTTGTTGAGCATGTAAAGCTAAGTGACTTGCTTGTGCTGGTTCATATCCCATAGCAACATATTGATTATACTTAATAGCATAATCTGCCTTAGCATTTGCCATAGCTTCTACATAAGCAGGGCTTTTCTCATTACCCTTTATACCCATATTAGTAAAGGCTGTATCTAAATGAGCTTTGATTTTTTTATCAGCATCAAATTCTGTTAGTGCAGCTTTTTCTAATCTAGATGCTTTCTCTCTATATTCAAGAGCAGCCATAGGATGGAATGAATCTAATTGTTCATTTGATATATAACCCTTCTGACTAGCCATAAGTGCTTCAATCTGTTGCTTATCTTCACGCTCATCTCTCATGGTAGCAGTTTCATACTTGGTTATACTTTCAGGTATAGGTAGACCAATGGTAGAGAATTTTTGCTTCCATTCATTTACATCTTGTGTACTTAATTCAGCACCTTGTTTATGAGCTTGAGTTGCAGCATCTGTAAACTCAACTACAAGAGCTTCACCTTGAGCCTTCTGGTAATCACGTTCAGCATCAATCTGTTGACCATAACCTTTCTTGATATCTTTCTTAAGTTGAGAGAATCTACCAGGCCAATGTTCAGCGAATGTAGAACCTTTTCTAGCACCAACTTGTATAGCTAATCCATCAGGTATTACTAAGTTACCTATCTTATCTGCATAAGCAGGGTCGTTCTTTTCTATACCAATAGCTCTTAGCTTACCCATAACATGATCCCAGCCCCCAGCATTACCTAACTGTACATTTTTGTTATTAACAGTGTTACCTGTTGTAAGTAAGAATAGCTGTAAGTCTTGTCCTGTTGCTCCACCTGGTTTTTTTCCTGCTATATCCCATTGTATATTAGCTCTATTCCTAACATTCTGTGAAGATTGTACATTATAACGGCTTTTGTGAGTTGCCATTAATGAATCTTTAGCTTTAGCTATAACTTCATTTGTCTTAGTAAGACGAAGCATTGCATCTGAATATTGATGAATACCTGATCGTTCTAAGATTCTACGCTGCATTATATTAATTGCAGCTTCTTTCATAGGTAAAGCTAAATTATTATCACGTAGTTCTGCAGGTGTAAATTTAATACCATTTAAATTTATTACTTCAGTACTATTCATCAACTCATGTTGAAGCATAGCTGGGTAAGCTTCTTGGAACATGCGTAGTTTTTCTTTCGCATATCCTACCTGTTGATGAGGAGATAGTTGAGCTAAACGTTCAGCATCATAGTATGAGTCTGGACCTCCTGCTGCAAGTACTTCTGCTTTAAGTTGTTGGTATACTAATTCTTGAGCTTCTGCATCTTCAAAATCAAATGCTAATTCACCAGCACTTTTAGCTAGTTCAATTTCTTGAAGTTTTTTGGTGTTCTCATCTAATTTAGCAAGCTTGGCTTCTCTATCTTTTGCAACTGCTTCTCTACCTTCTGCTTCTAGTCTTGCAACACGTTCTTTCTGCATCTTCTCCAAAGCAGGAGAAAGTTTTTCAAGACCTTTTATAATACTATTAGCATCACTGATTCTCCTATTAGCACTAGCATTACCTGCATCAATGATTTGCTTTTGTTCTTGTTGAGAGACAGCTGATTGGTTAGCCATCAGCCTGTCAATATTTCTATCGTAAGATGAAGTCATCTCTAACCCCCAACAACAGAACCCATTACTCCAAGTATCATGCCTGCAGGACTTGGGCCTCGTTCATAAATTGGAGGTGCTGGTCTGAAGCCATGTATAGGTGCAAATGCTACATCATCCATAAATGTACTCCAAGCCTTAGCAGAAGACTCTTCATACTTTGCTTCTTTCTTTAAATGAGTTTCGTCTACAGCAAACATCTTTTCATGTATTGCTCTAGATTTTTTCATACCCATCTCTCTAACTGGAGCTGCTGCCAATCGTGCAGCTGTAGCACCTGTTTGAGTACCAGCGTAATCATTCTTATGCATCTCAATGATAGCATCTTCAATTGCATGATTATGTTTGGCAAATATCCTATCTAATTGTATGTCATCCTCTTGCCATTGATTCAACATGGCTTGATAAATTTGATCATTATGAATATCATTTTCTATGACATTATTAGCATATCGGACATCTTCCAAATTAGCTTTAACATCATACTCTTTATTGGCACGAACCCAAGCATCTTCTTTAGCTTTGTTCCTGTCCTTGACTGCTTGGCTTTCCGCCATAAAGCCTACCACGCTTTGCATGGCTCCGATCACTGCTGTACACACGGCAAAATTCTATAAAGGTTAATTGGTTAGGACCATGTTTAAGTTCCCGTAGAAACTTGAATCCTAAAAACTTTAGAAGTTTTAAATGAACGGTATTCCGTTTATCTACAATATTCCAAAGAAGTCGATCCTCTCTACTATCTATCCATCGTTTAGCGTTACGAGCAAAAAGTTTTGGTCTATCATGAATGACTGGTGTACAGAGCATCCATATTTTACCACCACTTTGTACCCCCGCCAGTCCGGCAATCCTGCCGTCTGGATGAGTAAAGTAAACGCTTTCACCAAAGAAAGCAGAGTGAGGAATATAGAGAAGAGGTTCGTGACCGTGGCCTTCTTTCACTTCTCTATAATCATCAGGACGAAGGTTAGAAGCTACCTCAACAGCAGCTTCAATTGTTATTGGGTGAATGTATTCAGACACGTTGATAATATCTGGGTGAGTAATCCCCTTCCCAATTCATTGAATGAAGAGTAGCAGGAGATGGGTGATTAGATTTTATGAAAACACTAAGGTTATCATTTCTATCATAAACAGGTATAGTATGCATATATCCAGATGCAATAGTTGGTGTACTAGATAGCACATTATCCCATTCTAAAGATTCAACGGTATAAGTATAATCATCTCTTCCTCTTCTTTTAAGTGTAACATCTATAACTCCTACATCTCCAAAGTCAAAGTTCATTCTATGGATAGTTAGAGAACCTCTTGTTTCAGATAAAACTCTCTCACCTTCCGTTCTAGTTATATATAATTTAGGTAGTTCTATTTCAAATTCATATTCATATCCAATAATTAAATCAGTATTAACTGAAGTTGTACCTATACCAGCTTCTGTAGAAGTCTTCCAATTACCAGGTAAAGTTACTGTTTCATTAGGTGCTGTACCTGTTATCTTAGCAGCTGGTATATCATAACTCTTACCTGCAGAATCACTAGCAGTTGTACAGTATGCTGTTAGAGTACGTGAACTGTAAAATCCTGCACCTAATGTAAAGGTAGTAACATCATTACCAGTATCATATGTCATATCACCTGATGAAATAGTTTTCTTAGTATCTAAATGTACTCTATTTTGATTAGGTGCTGTACCTATTAAATCAGTATCTGAATGTAATTTTATGTCAAATTTTTCTAGTGTATATGTAGATCCTGTATTCAATACTACATAATATTTATCATCTAAAAGTGTATGAAATACAACATTATTTGGTAATGTCCATCTAAACCAAGCTGACTGCTTACGTTCATTTCCAGCCATATAGAATTTATAACCCCACACTTCATTAGTAGCAGTATGTAAAGTACTATCTACTGCAAATAGAACTAAGTTATTTTCATTAGAACCAGTTACTAAGGTAATATTAGATGGGAATAATTTACTGATAATCTTACTTTGCTCTTGGACTTTTGGTTCAGTTCTTGGATCAACATCTGCCATCTCAAAGAACCTAGCATTTTTAACTGTGCTATTTAGGAACCCTATAGTTGTACCTAATGATATTGGTTCACTGTCTGTATTAAATGCATAAGAAGATATGGTACTAACTTTAGCAGTTTCAGGTGTTAATAAAGCTTCAGCACCAGAGTTTAATAAGAACTGTTCGCTAGCACTGAATATAACTAATCCAGCTGCTGTCTCAACAGCATTAGATAATTTAGTTGGGAAAGTAGAACTACCTTGTAAATCAATAGGATCTCCATTAGAGATAGCCATAGCAGTCTTTACCCAGAAGTTATAAAATTGGTTAACTCTAGATAAGATGACATTTTCTCCACTTAATAGGGCTATTCTATTTCTAAAGAATACCATCCTTTCAATATAATTATTGACAAAAGATGGTTCACTATTAGTTATATCATCACCTACATCACGCACACCCCAATCTGGGTAACCAAATCTAAAAGCACCGTTAGCATAAGAAGTAGCTGATCCACCATTTATAGAGAATGTACCAGGAAGCACTCTAACGAGCTTCAGAGGCATCGTAGTATTATCTATGGTAGTTGTTATCCCAGGGGCTGCTACCTCTTCCCACACGCCTTCTCCGTAGCGACACGGATGGATTGTAACAGTCTCACCTGCACTGATTGTACCAGACGCAGAATCTGTAATAGTAAATGTAGTTGAACTAGGTACACTTTGGATTGTATATTGTCCATCTGTTGCAGCACCACTTGTAAAGTCTAGTATAACATTACTTCCATTAGCTAATCCATGAGCTGATGCTGTAGTTACAGTAACAGTATTACTAGATCTAGCGTACGTACCTGTCTGTACAATATCAGCTGCTATACCTTCAGCTTGGAAACGAAGGTAATAATCATCCATATCTTCACCACTATTTACGATACGTACTGTATATCCATGACGGCATGTACGTGGTAAATCTGCTATATTATTAGCTTCTGTTGTAGTAATAGTCATCAACTGTTGTTCAGGTGATGTTACTCCAAATGGATCTTTACTGTATAAATGGATACCGTTTCCAACAATTGTAGCAGTAATACCTGTACCACTGATAGCATCTAATGTAGTCTTAATATCACCTAATATACCAGCTGCAGACACATGTTCATCAGAACTAGAAGATGTAGCTTCTGGACGTACCATAGCTATATTAGCTCTAGACTCTAATGTTATATGATTAGTAACTGTTATTGTAGTCTGTACACCTTTAGATGATGTGTATTGATGAGTATCGCCTGTGTCCCAACCTTCTCCACCAAACTGTAGTTTAGGAAATGCTTGATATGTATCATGATATGTATAACTATCATCAACAGTACCGGTAGGTTGAGGTGTACATCTGATATCCATCTCATACCTTAACCTAGATCGACCATTGGCACTCATATTAGGTGGTGAGGTTCCACACTTATCTGTACCGTCACTTATAGTTATAACCTCTCTACCCATTCCTAAGCAGTCACCATTACTGGTACCACTATAATGACTACTATCATCAACTGTAGCTACTGATAAAGATGTAGCACGTGTATGAGTATATGTAGTATTATCTGCTGGATCGTAAATATCTAATGCATATTGTTTACCATAAGATATAGTATCTAGATTAATAAATGCTTCATTTAACTGAGGTGCGGATTTATCAGATGCACCTGTTTTCATTAATACTT